TTTTGATCCTAATGCCGCTTCACCAGAAGGTGGCGATGAACACTACGCAAACTTAGCAGAATTTTTACCAGACAATGTTTTACAAGAAATGGGAGCAGACCTTTCTCAAAAATATATGGACTACCAAATGGGTAGAAAAGATTGGGAAAGAACTTATACAACAGGTTTAGATTTATTAGGTTTCAAATACGATATGAAGACGGAACCTTTTCAAGGAGCAAGTGGTGCAACGCACCCAGTTCTTGCAGAAGCTGTCACACAGTTTCAAGCTTTAGCTTACAAAGAATTATTACCAGCAGACGGGCCAGTTAGAACAGCTGTGATTGGAGCACCTAATCCAGAAAAACAACAGCAGGCTCAAAGAGTTAAAGATTTTATGAATTACGAGCTCATGGAAAAAATGAAAGATTATGAGCCAGACTTTGATCAAATGCTATTCTATTTACCTTTAGCAGGATCGGCTTTTAAAAAAGTTTATTATGATGAACTTGAAGGAGAGCCAACATCAAAGTTTGTACCTGCAGATGATTTGATTGTACCGTACACAGCTACCTCATTAGACGATGCGGAAGCAATCATCCATCGGGTAAAAATTTCTAAAAACGAATTAAGAAAACAACAAGTCGCAGGCTTTTACAGAGACATTGAGTTGGGCCAACCAAGAAATGTTGAAAACGATGTAGAGAAAAAAGAGAGAGAATTAGAAGGCCAAAGAAAAACTCAAGATGATGACGTTTATACTTTGTTAGAGTGCCACATTAATTTAGACATCGAAGGTTTTGAAGATACAGATGAATCAGGTGATCCCTCTGGAATTAAGATACCTTACATTGTAACAGTTGAAGAAGCGACAAGAAACGTTTTAGCAATTAAAAGAAATTACGAAATTGGGGATCCGAAAAAAAATAAAATAGATTACTTTGTCCACTTTAAGTTTTTACCTGGACTAGGTTTTTATGGTTTCGGTCTCATCCATATGATTGGTGGTCTGTCTAGAACTGCAACTGCAGCTCTTCGTCAATTATTGGATGCGGGTACGCTCTCCAACTTACCCGCAGGATTTAAGATGCGTGGTATTAGGATTAGAGACGACGCACAATCAATTCAACCCGGTGAGTTTAGAGATGTAGATGCTCCAGGTGGTAACTTAAAAGATTCATTTATGATGTTGCCATTTAAAGAGCCTTCTGCAACTTTATTAAACTTAATGGGTATCGTTGTTAATGCAGGTCAAAGATTTGCATCAATTGCAGATTTACAAGTAGGTGATGGTAATCAACAAGCCGCTGTTGGTACAACTGTTGCTCTTCTTGAAAGAGGAAGCAGAACTATGTCTGCTATCCATAAAAGAATTTACTCTTCTTTAAAATCTGAGTTCAGATTATTAGCAAGAGTATTCAAGTTATATCTACCACCGGAATATCCGTATGACATTGTTGGGGGTCAAAGATTGATTAAACAAGCAGACTTTGATGATCGGGTGGATATATTGCCAGTTGCTGATCCCAACATCTTTTCTCAAACTCAGCGTATTTCCCTCGCACAAACAGAGTTGCAGCTGGCAACCTCAAATCCGCAAATACATAATTTGTATCAAGCTTATAGAAATATGTATGAAGCGTTAGGTGTAAAAGATATTGATACGTTATTAATCAAACCTCAACCACCTCAACCATTGGATCCTGCTTTAGAAAACATTATGGCTTTATCTGGAAAACCTTTTCAAGCTTTCCCTGGTCAAGATCATAGAGCTCACATAACTTCGCATTTAAATTTTATGGCAACTAACATTGCTAGAAATAATCCGATGGTTATGGCAACTATGGAGAAAAATGTTTTTGAACATATTAGTTTAATGTCTCAAGAACAGATTGAATTAGAGTTCCCTCAGGAATTAATGCAGCTTTCACAGATGACTCAGATGGCGCAACAGAATCCACAGCTTCAACAGCAGGTAATGCAGATGTCTCAAAAGATAGAAGCAAGAAAAGCTGTGTTGATTGCTGAAATGATGGATGAATTCATGAAGGAAGAAAAAGCAATTACTTCTCAATTTGATAATGATCCAATTGCTAAGCTAAGATCTAGGGAGTTAGACCTTAGAGCGATGGATAATCAACGTAAAAAAATTGAGGGACAAGAAAAAATTAATCTTGATCGTATGAAAGCGATGATGAATCAACAAGAACATGATGACAAACTTCAACAAAATGAAGACTTGGCTAAAATGAGAGCTAATACTTCAATTGAGAAGACAATACTTAGTAAAACTATGCCAAATGTAGATAAAATGATACCAAGTATTGAAATTCAAAAGTACAAAGGAGAAAACAGATGACATTAAACATCAAAAAAGCGATAAAAAAACCTGGAGCACTAAGAAAATCTCTTGGTGTTAAAAAAGGTAAGACAATACCCGCTTCAAAGTTAAAAGCAGCTGCTAAGAAACCAGGAAAACTTGGACAAAGAGCAAGATTTGCTATAACATTGGGCAAATTAAGAAAAAAATAGGAGGATACATGGCAAATAAAGTTTATCCAGATAAAGCATTGGATGTTAATAAAGATGGTTACCTAAACGGTGGCGTTGATATTAAAACTCCAAGTCAAAATTTGGAATGGGACACTAGATCTAAAACTTGTGCAGATGGAATACAAAGAAACGTAATTCCAACTGGCGATCAGGTTGAGGTTAAAGGTACTAGAAGAATGCTTAAGTCTAAAAGTAAAAAAGCAACTTGGTATTAGTATGTGGTTTAGTGCTATTAAGTTAGCCGTATCTGCTGGCAGTAAAATTTATGCTAACAGACAGAAGGCAAAAATTGCGATGTCCGATGCGCAGTTATTACACGCAGAGCGACAAGCTCGTGGCGATGAAGCTTACCAAGGTAAACTTCTAGAATCGAGAGACAAAGACTTTAAGGACGAGGTCGTTCTTGCGATTCTCACGTTGCCCATTTTGGTGCTCGCATATGGGGTCTGGTCGGATGATCCGGCAGCTATGGAAAAAATTAAAGTGTTCTTTGAGCATTTCCAGGCACTTCCGGGCTGGTTTACAAATTTATGGATTCTCGTCTGCGCCAGCATTTTTGGTATAAAGGGTACACAAATATTTAGGAATGGGAAAAAATAAGGTAGACAATTATAATTAAAAACAATATAAATAGGTTAAGGAGAAAAATTTATGAGACAAAACGGTGTTAGATCAAATGTCAGATTTCCATACGGAAAAGGCGGATCTTCTAAAAAGAAAAAACAAGGTTACACAGATAGAAAAGATGAATCTATTGCTATGAGAATTAAAAAGAAAAGAACTCCTGCACAGTTAAAAGCTAGCAGAGATGAGTCTTATGGTAAATGGGGATCTAAAGCTAAAAAATCTGGAAAGATAAATAAATAATGCCTGAGTATTTTAATTCAACAGCAGCGCGTCCTATGACTACAAGAAAAAGTATTTATAGAGGTGGTGGTGTAGTTAAAGGTGGTAGAGGAATGGGAGTCGCTCTTAGAGGTGGTGGAAGAGTTGCAGCTAAAGATGGTGACTGGATTCAGAAAGCTGTTAAAGGGATGAGAAAAGATAAACCTTGTACGGGCAAAAAATTTGGAAGCAAGTCTTGCCCTCCAGGATCAAAAAGATATAACCTAGCCAAAACTTTTAAAAAGATGGCTAAGAAAAGAGGATAATATGGCTAACACAGGAAGAATGAATCTTGCAGAAGAATTAGGAAGAATTGATTCTGAAAAGATGAATAGAAACAGACGTGATGAAAAAAATAGAGTAATTCACGAACTTAACGCAGGCTACAAAAAAGGTGGCAGAGTTAAGTCTAGAGGCTGTGCTAAAAGAGGATTTGGCAAAGAAGTCAGATAATGTTTAAAAAGTGGTGCAACAAAATAGTTGAAAAACTATTTGGAAAAAGATGTAAGTGTGATGAGAAAAGCAATACTAAAAGCGCTTGAAGATAGATACGAAGCGCAAATATCCGAAGCTGATGCAACTTTAAAGATTTTTTTAGATCATTCAGTTGGCATTGGTGAACATCCCCAAAATATTGACGAAGTAGATAAACTTATTCAGAAAGTTTCTAGTGCTAAAGGAAAATTACAGACACTTAAGGAATTTGA